CATATTACATCATACCCATCATAGCTGGGTCAATTTCTGGGGTTTTGGTTTCTGTTGGTTTATCAACTATAGTACATTCTGTAAGTAAAATTGTACCTGCAATTGAAGCTGCATTTTGTAATGCATTTCTAGTTACCTTAAATGGATCAATAATACCTTCATCTTTTAAATTAGTAGTTTTATTAGTTTTAATATTATATCCTACCCAATCTAAATTTTCAACTTCTAGTGATATTTCTTTTGCTTTTCCTTCGGTATAACCCGCATTAGTTAAAATTTGTAAAAATGGTTTCCTACATGCTTTTTGAACAATGTTTACACCAAATTCAAAGTCTTTATTTCCACTAATTTCTAACCCTGAAACTGCACCTAATAAAGCAACTCCACCACCTGGAAGTATTCCTTCTTCAATGGCTGCTTTTGTAGCATTAAGAGCATCATCTACTCTATCTTTCTTCTCATTCATTTCAGTTTCAGTATTTCCACCTACATGAACAATTGCTACTCCACCAACAAATTTAGCCATTCTATCTTGTAGTCTTTCCATTTCAAATGGTGTTTGGGCATTTTCAATTTGAGTGGCTAATTCTTCTACTCTTTGAGAAATTGCTTCTTCACTACCTTTACCATCTACAATTGTTGTTTTTTCTTTAGTAATAGTAGCTACTCTAGCTTCACCAAACCATTCCCAACTAAACTTTTCAAGCTTCATTCCTTTTTCTTTAGAAAATACTTGACCCCCTGTTAATGTAGCTATATCTTCTAATACTAATTTTTGTCTATCTCCAAAATCAGGAGCCTTAACAGCACATACCTTTAATGTACCTCTCATTTTATTTACAATAAGAGTAGCTAAAGCTTCATTATCTATATCCTTAGCAATAATTAAAAGTGATTTATTAGTGTTTGATACTCCTTCTAATATTGGGAGTAATTCTTTTACCTGTGTAAAGGTATGATCTGCTACTAATACATAAACTTCATTTAAAGTTGAAGTCATATTATTATTATTAGTAACAAAATATGGGGATTTAAACCCTCTATCAAACTGCATTCCTTCAACAGTTTCTAAATATGTTTCTCCTGTTTTAGATTCTTCAATATGAACAACTCCTTCTCTACCTACTTTTTCCATAGCTCTAGAGATAAGTTTTCCTACTGTTTCATCATTGTTAGCTGAAATAGTAGCAATTTGTTCTAATTGTTCTGGAGAAGAAATATCTTCATTTATACTTCTTAATTGGGTAATAACTTGCTCTACAGCAGCATCTATACCTCTTTTAATATCTACAGCATTTGCCCCATCATCTAAAGCTGATAAACCTGCTTTAACCATTTCTCTAGCTAATAAAGTAGAGGTAGTTGTACCATCTCCTGCATTATCAGCTGTTTTAATAGCTGCTTGTTTAAGCATTTGAACTCCTAATTCTTGAATAGGATCTTCTAATGAAATATTTTTTGCTACTGTTACCCCATCTTTTGTGGATTGTGGGTAATCATTTGGTTTTGAAATTACTACATTTCTACCATTAGGGCCTAATGTTGATACTACAGCATTTGCTATTGTATCTATTCCTTCTACTAATTGTTTTCTAGCTTCAGGGCCAAATTCTATAATTTTACTCATTTTCTAATATTGATTTTTCTTCTGGTGTAACTTCTGTTTCTGCTAGCACATCTTCTATTGAAGTGTTGTTTTTAAGTCTGGCAAGTATTTGGTTTTCTTGGCCAATATAAAATTCTTCTCCTTTATGTTCTAGTTTTGTAAAACCTATTGTAGGTAAAATAACTTTATCTCCAATTTTAATTTCAGTTTCAATGTAACCTACCCCAGCTACATGCCTTCCAGGTCCTACAGCTACTACTGTACCGTGTTCATTTCTATCTTTACCTAAATCAGGTACTACAATTGATCCGTAAGTTGTTTCTTCTTCTTCTTGAGGTTTAACAATAACGGCATCGAATAATGCTTCTAATTCTGTCATAACGTTTAATTTTTGGATTAATATACGAAAAAAATCTTAATAAGCAAACCTAGGATGCGATTTTCTTACTTAATTTTTATTGATAGTGGTTTTGTTACTACATGAGGAGAATATGGAACTGTAACTGTTAATAATCCATTCTCCATTTTAGCTTCAGCTTCAGATAATCTAAATTTATTAGCTACTTTGTAACCAAAATTAAATGATCTTTTAGCTATACCTGAGTAATGATATTCTCTATTATTATCATCATTTTCAGGTTTTGTATAACTAACTTTTAAAATGTCTCCCTCAATATCAAGGTTTACATCTTCTTTAGTTAACCCAGTACAAGCTACTTCTAAATGAAGACCATCATTATCTTCATAAACATCAACTGGATGTTTAAGTTTAATTGATTGTAAAGGGTGAAAAGGTTCTTCAGTGTTGAAGAAATTTCTGACAAGTATGTCAAAAGGTGATGTTATTCTTGGCGCTAGGCCTTGTTCTATTTCTCTTAGATAAGTCATAATTCTTAAATTTATGTTTGTTAATAAAATAGCTCCCATCTTGGTGAGCCTGTTGTGCATCCTAAGTTTGCATTTATACATATATAGGGATTATGAAATAATACCATCCTCTTGAGGAACCATGTAATATTCACTCTCTATTGTATCATCTTTAAAATTAAAATACATCAATCCTTGATTAGAAATCTTGAATTTACCTTCATCCATGTCTTTATTTGCATTTAAAATAGTTTTTAACATATTTGAATTGTATTTTATTTTCATATCTTCTTTATTTATTTCTCCCTGGAGTTGGTATGTGATTTTGTTATTATGACCTATTTCATCTCCAAAAACAAGTTCACATACATCTTGCCCATCTAAATCTTTTGTTGTAGTAACTAAAAAATTATCTATTTCAGACATTGCGCCTTTAGCCCTTAAAATATTACTTATTTCTTCACTACCTAATTCTAATTCAACATACCAACCATCTACAGGTTTAGCTTTACCTACTTTTTTAATCAATAAAGGATCTGATAAGGCATATGATAGATTAAAATTCATATCAGAAATGTTTAATTTTAATAACATTTCTTTTTGTTTTTCTATTTCTAATAATAAATCTCCATTACAGATTGAAATTAAATTTGAAAGTTTTTTAGTATTATATATAGCTAAATCAGCCTCTTCAATAGGAAAATCATCACATTTAACTGATCCTAGCACAACGTTTGATGGTGCTATAAAATTAATCTGTAATTGATTATTTTGGATTTCCCATTTTACTTTTTCTATTTCCCCTAAATGGTATTTAGCTATAACTGATTGTAATTGTGATTTAGAAATCATAAGTCAAAAAATTGGTTTATATAAGGGTTTAAATTAAGAGACCATTCTAAATCTCCGTAAAAACCCTCTAATTTATTTAATAATATACTCTCAAATACTTTTTTTCTATCTGCATATTGCTCTATGAATATACGAATTTTCTCTGGTAGGTCATAATCTAAAAAAGCTATTTCTTCAATTTGGTATGGGTTATTTTTAAGATAAATCCATTTTATTTTAGTACCATTAGTAATTAACTCATGTTTAGTATCTAATTTCCAAAATCTGAGTAAATCATTATATCTAATAGCTGCTTTAACTGAGGCAGGGGCTCCTAATTTATGTCCTGCTTTATTTTTTACTTCTTTAAATGTAGAAAATATTTCACCTGCTCTAGCAGGTTTACCTTGATGTTTACCTATTTGTTTTACTGAGGTAGGGTTACCTAATTTAGTTAAAGGTATAGTTCCATCTAGTATTTGTTTCTTAAACTCTTTTACTCTAGCATCTATTTCTTCTTGTTTTTCACCTTTTAGAACATCTACTAATGCTTTATGAAAAAATTCTCCTAATAAAGGTGGGAAATTTGCTTTTTGAAATTCTAAACCTTTAATATCAAGTGTTTCTTTTTCAACACCTTCTTGTTTAGTAATCCATTGAGCATATCTTCTAGTTGCTCTAAAATAAGCTGATCTTATTACACATTCAGTTTTCATTTCTAACCAATGTGGTTTATCAAACCATTCAAATTGATTTATATTAAAAACATCTTTAGCTACATTATTATAATGATCTGTAATAATATCTTGATATTCTAAAGCTATTTTTTCTAGTTCAGTATCTTTTTCTTTATCAGACATTTCATCAAAATTAGGAAATCTATGTCTTAATAAGGGTTCAGCATGAAAATAATTACTATCTGTATCTACATAAGCACAGTAGTTAGTATCTTCAGGATCGCAAATCCACCATGGTGTATCTTCTAAATGTTTCATTTAGTTGGATTATATAAATTATATTTTAAAGTTAATTCTTCTCCTGATTTGATTTCTTTTATAGTAGAAAGTTCGTACCCATCTATAGTTTGGGAAACTTTACAATTAGGATTATCACTATAGTTTACAAAACCTCCTAAAGGGGTTCTAATATAAGAATCTTCAAAATCAACATGGTAAATGTGGGATATTCCTAAATTAACATCTTTTTTAATATTTTCTTTAGCAAATAAACCTAATCCTTCTATTCCAGATTGAGAAATAGTTAAACAAGGGGGTAAAGGTCTATAATATTTTTCTTTTACCTCCATTGGTCAGGGTTATGGGGTTTAGCTGCTGATTCATATTCTCCTTTGCTATTCCTAAATTTATTTTCTGATCTAATAATTTCAAAAGGTTTGCCTTGGATAGTGATTTTTCCTCCTTGTTTTAACATTTTTCTAAAATGTTGTTCTTCTGTTTCAGTAAAGTCCTTTGATATTTCTATAATTTCATCTTTTGACATTTCTACTCTATTTAGTAAAATAGTATGTTCTTTTCTAATTGATTGTTTACTTAGCATTCTTTATTTCTTTATTCATTTCTCGATTAGCTACTAAAGCACTCTCCTGAATTATGCGTTGACCTGAAAGTGTTATGGCTTTAGATAAATTAACATTTCCATATCTAAAACTAGGTAAGGCCGTTGCACCATACAAACTGTTTAGTAAAATTTTCATTGTATATTGTAATAAATGAAATTTAGCTCCTGCTTCCTTATCTTTAGCTTGGTATGCTTTCTTCATTTTATCTTTATATAATACTCTTTCTTGGAACCATTTAGCTAATATAGTTGATAGTACTGATTGTCTATTTGTAGCAAACATAGTACCATTAGCTGAGATAGTCCATTTGTTTTTTTCAATAAACTGTATTAATTGTTTTATAGTAAGTTCTGCTCTTTTTCCCTTATGGTTTTTAATAATTAAAGTACTATCAGGGTCTTTAGATTTTAAATCATTTAATCCTAATCTATTGTTTCTAGAATCAGCATCTATTATTCTACCCATTAAAGTTTCTTTACCTATGTTTAAAGACATTATAATTGAAGGGTATAGAGAAGTTAAATCTTCATCAAACATATAATTATATATTCCAGCTTTAGGGCAAAATAAGTATCCACCTGCGTATCCTTTTTCTTCCTTACCATCTTTATCTTTAGCTGGTGGGATTATAGATTTGCTAAGTAAATAAGCAGAAATAGCCCCATCTTGTGTATTAGTATTAGCATATACTTCGCTATAATTATGTTTACCTTTATGGGATAAGTTTTTGGTTAATGCTAAGTATTCTAATTTTTTATCTAATTCAACTAATATTTTAACATCAACAAAGTTATATTCTATGAATTTATGTATATCAGTTTCAAATAAAGAATCTAAATTACCCTCGTATTCAACTTTATTTATACCAGCATATTTTTCTCCAATAGCATCTAATTTCCATGATGGTTCATCTCTCCAACTAAATTTTTTATGTAAACGCATATAATCTAAAGATTCAACACCCGCTATTTGAACATATTGGTCTTTAAACCAAGGTGTTTCTCTTACATAACCTATTGGGGATAAATGTTTAGCCATATCTTCACCTAGCACATTACACATTCTGTAGTATAAGTAAGGTATATCAAAATAATCGCTATTATATCCTACTAAGATATCAGGATCAATTTCTCTAAATTTTTCTAAAAATCTAGCTAATAATTCTTGTTCTGTTTTAACTGGAATGATTTCTTTGTTTCTTGCTTTAGTGTGTTCTAATTGATTTTTAGTATCTAAAATTAAAATACCCCATTCATCTACTTGTTTATCATACCAAGCTATAGATGTAACTTTTTTAGGTGCATTTTGGATATATTCTACTGTAAGAGCATCTCCCATTTCAGTTTCAATATCAAAAAATAATTCTTTATGTGTAACTGAAGGTTCATCATTTACCCCATATTTTTCAATGAGAAATTTTTGATGATTTTTCATATCATGGAAATGGAGCCCTGAATCATCATGGCCCCATCTACTAGTTTTTCTTAAAGATTCTCCATTTAAACCTATATAATCACCTTCACCTTCAGGACATTCTTTGTAAGCAAAATTAGTCCATTCTACTTTTTGATAACCTGAGTCGGTCCATAAGTGTATTAAATGTTTATTAGTTCCTATTTTTTGTGAAAAAACTTTTTTATACATTATATTCCTAAATGGTCAAATTTTATATTTGCTAGTTCTTCATTAGTAAAAAATTGAGAAAGATCTGGTCTAAAATAGTTAATAGATTTCATTACTTTTCTATCTCTAGATCTATAAACTACATATCTATCTCCCACTTGTTCATAATGACACTCCTCACCTTGTTCTTTAGATCGTTTAATAATAGTTTTTTCTGCCTCAGCTATAGTTTTACATGATTTTGACATATTTGACGATTGTACTTCTTGATATGCTGGCCATATTTTATCTTTTAAGCCATGTAACATAGTTCCGTTACCTAATGAAACATAAGCAATATCACATAAAGCATCTAATACTTCTACTATATCTCCTCTTTTACATGCTTCTTTATATTCAGCTAATTCTTCTTGAATAAAATCATATACAAACATCCATTCTTTTTCTTCTGGGATTGTAGGTTGGTAATTATTAGGTTTACCAAATGTTCTGTTAAACTCTTCTACTTCATTTACAAAATCAACACTTGTTTGATATTCAAATGGTATTTCTAGTTGATTTATATCTGTTTTTCCTGTTAATTCTTTGTAATAGGGATTTAATTCTCCAGTTTGGGGATCATATTTTGGTATTTCAAATCTTTGTCCTTTTTGAGGAGGATTATAAACTGCATCTTTGGTTTGCCTTAGTTCATTTAAGGTTCTTTTTTTTATTTTTTTCATAACTTTTATTTTATTATTTTTAAGAAATGTGAATTAAACTTGACCATAATTCATGAGGAACATCCCCACAAAATTTACTATTAGGTGCTAACATGACTGATACGGCATCATGTGAATGTAATGATTCTTGATGTGAACATATTACCCTAAAATCTTTTATTCTTTTATCTTTAACTAGTTGCTCATATAATAATCTAGCAGCATCCTCTACAAATTTTAAATATGACCCATTTAATTCTGCAAATGCCATTTCATCTTCTCTTTTAACAACTACTTGAGTTTCAGTATGTAATGCTTTAGCACACATTTCTTGTAATTCTTCTATCCAAACCATATCATCAAATTCAACTGATACTCTAGTTACGGATCTTTGGGAATGAGATACTGTTGCTTTATTTCTATATTTTCTAGCAAATTCAGCTAATTCATAAGAACATGGGCAAGCTGATGAATATACAAAATCAAAATGAATTATTTTTCTTAATTCACCTTGTTTATTCAAATCACCCTCTAAAGTAACATCATAATATTGATATCCTTCATTTTCTGATCTTAATGATTTTTGGATTATAGGATATGAAAATTTAAGTGCTATTTTAGAATCAAATGCTTTTAATTTATCTTTATAAGAAGATAAAACTGTTTCTAATTTATCTATACTAAAAGTATCATTTTTAAATTCATAAAATGATCTCATAATACGAGACATATTAATTCCTTTTTTATGAGCTTCTAAAGATACAGTACCTGTCACTTTAGTTTCTAATTCTATATCACCATTATCTCTTGTTTTATATCTTAAAGGTAATCTAAAATTATGAATTCCAACTTGTTGAATTTCTACAGGTGAACCTTGTATTAAAGATGAAGGACCATTTTGTAAATCAGGGAAAGTTTCAATATCTCTTTTAGTAGGAAAATATTCAGAATCATATTTTCTATCAGGTTCATTATATTTAACTGAATGTTCATTCTGTTCAGGTTCTGTGTAGGATTGAACATCTCCTACCCATTCATATTTTTTGACAAATTTGTTTTCTACGCTCATATTTTATTTAATTTAATAACTTAAATATACTAATTATTTTTGGATTCTCCAACTTTTATTTTATAATCTTGTATTGTTTTTGAATCTTCTCTTTCCCAAGGATATACAACCCAATCATCATACTTCCATTCTTCTGCATATAAAGTTGGTTCAAAACATGAAGTATGAGGTTTATAATGCAAAACCGCGGTTTTAAGATTAAAAGGAAATGAATATAATGTTTGGTATTTTTTTACAAATTTATCTAAAGTTTCTCCACTATCACAGATATCATCTATAATTAAAGTATTAGGTTCAATATCTCCTGATGTCATAGGGATTCCTAATTTATGGGATACCATTACAGCAGGAATTAATCCTCCTCTTTGAAGTCCAAAAACATTTTTAAATTTATAATTTGATTTTTTTATTAGGTGACATAACCTATTTGTTACTATTTCTAATTCACCCCAATCTACATAATATTTTTCCATTTTTTTATCTTTTCCCCCCGTGATATTCTACACCATGACCTTCTTCTATTAATATTCTATTAAGAGGAAGTGAATATGTAGTGTATATTGTACCTAAACATCTACCAAATTTCCCTACCCCATGAGAATATAACCTAAATTCATTATTAGATTCTTCTAATAATTCAATTAATCTAGCTTTTGCAGCTAAACCTAACTTTTTTTCTTCTAAATCTCTTGTTCGGGATTCGGGGGCATTAATTCCATTTAATCTAATTCTTATTTTTTTAAATGTTTTAAAGCCTAAGTCTACCATAGCATCAACAGTATCTCCATCGACTACTCTTATAACTTTTGCATTGTATTCAAACATAGCTTGAATATACAAAAAAATAATAAAAATTCCTAATTATTTTGAAGAAAAATGTTCTGGGAGTTTGGCTCTAATTTCATCTACTAATCCCATATCTATTGCTTCATCTGCACTAATCCACCAATCTTTTCTATCCCAATTTCTTTTAATTTTAGTTTTTGTTAATTTAGATCGACTTGTAAAAATCCCTAGAATTCTTTCTTCAATTCTTTGGATAAATTTTACTTCGTCTTCTATTTCGTAAGTTTTACCCCAAGCACCAAATGCTGCTCTATGAATCATAACCCATGCTTGTTGACCAACCCATCTAACATCTCCTGCTTGTAATAAAACTCCAGCCATTGAAGCAGCATATCCTAAAGTGCCCGTAGTTAAATGGTGTCCTTGATATCTTAAATCTTGTAAAAAATCAAATAATTCAAAACCATCAATTATGCTACCCCCTGGGGAAGAAAATATAATTTCAATATCACATTCGGGGTCTAGTCTATGCCATTCTGTTAAAGTTTCCATACATCTTCTAACAGATTCAGAAGATACTTTTTCATTAAATCTATAAAGATAATTTCTATCATCTCGTGAATTTCTTATTTCTATACTCTCTAATTCATTTTCTAAATCTAACTGTTTAAGTTCTAAATTAATTTTTTCTTTTTTTAATAAAACTTTAAGATTTTTTAAATTTAGTTTTTCTTTTTCAGCTAAAACTTTAAAATTTAATTCTTCTTTTTGAAATAAAATTTGGGCTTTTTTAATATCTATTTCTTGTTTTTGTTGATTATTGGAAAGAATTTTAGCTTCAATTTCTAATTTTTTAGCTTCTGCTTTTAATTTTTGAACTTGGGCTTCTTTTAATTGAAGAGTTACTTTCTCTTCTTCTTTGGATTGTTTATTTTCTTCACTCATATTTTATAACAATATTTTTAGATTTAATTAAATATAATAAATCTATTCTATAAAACAAAATTAGTTTGATTTTATGGATTAAAAATCATTAAATATCCTGAATTAGGATGATTTGAACTACTTCCTGAAATCCATAAAGAACCTGTTGTTGTAGGTTCAGTTGTAGGTAAATTGTTAAAAACAATAGTAGTTCCAGTTGTTAAAGATCCTGAGTTATCTACAAGAAGAGATCCTGTAATCTTAGTTTTGCCATCGTGAGTAATTCTAACTTTTTCTGTAACAGGAGCATTACCTGCAGCATCAGTCCTAGTACCTATTGTAAAATCAGCAGCATGAGTATTATTTAGAGCTGCAACTGAAGCTAATTGTACTGTAGCATTTTTAGTTGAAAGAGAAGGATTTGCAAACTTAGCAGATGAAATTAAATTAATAGCACTCCCTGATCCTGCGTAAGTTGTAGGTCCTGAGGAATGTTCTGTAACAAAATTTGCTGGGTTTGGAGTTATTATTGATGTTGGACTATAAACAGCATTTGAGGATGAAAGTGCTGCTGTAAGAGTATCTTCTTCATTTAACCATGATAAAGATCCTGAAGTTAGTCTTAATCTATTCCCATATATTACTCCATCATGAGCAACTTTTAATCTTTCATGGATTACTCCTGAGTTGTTTGTTGTTCCAACAACAAAATCTGCTTTACTTGAACTATTTTCTACTGAAATTGATGCTAATTGAGTAATTGCATTAAAGTCCCCTCCAGGAAACCTACTATTTAATACAATACCACTTCCTAATCCTGAAAAATTGTATGGGGCTATACTAGTATCTGGGGCATGTTCAGTTACAAATTCACCTGCTAAACTAGATAAACCCGAAGAGGTAGAATAAGTGGCATTTGAAGTAGATATTGAAGATTGTAAAGGAATATCAGTACCATATGGGATTGTAGAACCATATCGATTAATATTACTTTTACTTGAAAAAATAACTCCACTAGCACTAATATTACCATTTGAACCTGAAATGGTAACTGAACTTGTACCAAATTTAGCATTTCCATTTGAATTATTAATTGCAACTTGTACTGTACCCGTACTATCTACAAACTCTGTAGTTGAACCCTCTAGAATTGTTTTTTTAATTGGATCACCAACTGTTGTCGAAGTTGTACTTGAAGAGTATACAAATTCAGTAAAATATAAACGACCAGAAGAAGTATCATATGATAAAATTCTATTAGATGGGTTATTATCAGTAAGATTATCTATAAATAACGTTGAACCTGAAATTGTGGTTGGTAAGGTATTATCTCCTAAAGTAGCTCCATTGGAAGCATCACCTTTAATAAGATTATAATTATTAACTATAGAATCAATACTGTTAGATTTAAATACAATTTTAGTATTAGCATTATTTTCACTTATAATATTTCCAGAAATATGTAAGTTAGCAGCTGTTATATCTCCACTTGCACTTATATTACTACCAGTAATATTACCCACAAATCTATGATAGTCAGTATTTTGTCTACCATATTCTATACCATCCCAATTAGCATTGTTACCCACATACAAAGAATTTCCTGTGTTTGATCTTCTTAATGAACTTGTTCCATCTATTTCAAAATCAAAAGCACTAACTTTTCCATTACCCCCTGATCCTGATACAGTTAAAGACCCTGATATAAAAGCACTACCTGTAAAAGGAAAAACTCCTGTATCTACACTAACTGGAAATGTTGTTCCATCTCCTTTTGTAAAAGTAATTGTACTTGCTGCAGATGAAGCTGTTACTAGTAAAGAACCTGTTGGAGAAGGAATTGTATTTAAAGCATGAGAAGCTGTGATAGCATATGAGGATGAAATAGCATGAGAAGATGTAATAGAAACTCCTAAGTTATCTAAGGTAATTTTTTTACTTTCTGTAGTGGAACTGTCTACAATGGGTAATACATCATTAGCCGAGTCTACATCAGATGCAGACATTGTAGGGAATTGGGAAATTTTAATTATTGACATTTAGTTGAGTTTTTCCTATATGATATACATATTAAAAAAAAATAGGAAAATTATTAGGAATTTTGGATAAATTCTTCTAATTGATCAATTAAATCTAATACCTCATCAGGTTCCATAGTAATAGCACAACATACATTAACGTTGTCTTTTACTTCTTGTAATATTTCCAAAGCTTCTTTTTTAGACACCACGTTCTGTATCAAAAGCTATTATGTGATCTCTACCAGTCATGTTATATCCTTTTTCCTCACACATTCTAAATACTTTTTTATACATAGGTATTAAAGTTTCTCTAGTATCTCCCGCTGGCATTATGTAGGTTTTATGTTTTGGGATATCCATTCCTACTCTAAATTCTTCTATTTCATTTAGGTTTTCTTCTGTACCATCCCATACAGGTTTAAAGTGATAATCTTTATGATAATCTAAAGTTTTTTTAATAGCTTCTAAATTTAATCTAAGCCTATTATGGGTTTTAATCATTCTCTCATCTGTTTCTTTTCCACTAGGAGTTAAAGCCCCCAATACTGGTACTGAGTTTGAAAATTTAGGGGATAAAGATATTAAATCTAAAGGATGATCAGTTTCTAAAAAATGAGAACCTTCAGTTTCAATTGTAATAAGAATATCTCTTTCATTTGCAAAATGAGTTAACTCATTAACCAAAGCAGGATGCATTGTAGGTGAACCACCTGTTAGCATCATTTCTTTTACATGGGGATTATCATCATATATTTTAATAATATCATTAAATGTAAATGTACCTTTTTCTGGGTGTATACTTGTATACCAAGAATCACACCAACCACCTTCCCCAAAGTAGCATCTGTGTGTGCATCCTGTTGTTCTAACTGCTATTGTGGGTCTTCCAAATCTTGACCCTTCTGATTGTACACACCTATATAATTCTAATATAGGGAGTACTTTATTGTAATCCTTTATTCTTTTTAACATGTTGTAAATTTTTTATAGTGGTTTTTCGTTCACTGTGGTTAATATAACTTTGTATTGAATATAATATAACTATTTTAAGAATACAAATTTTTTTAAAATCTATTTGGATCTTCTCTTTCCCACCAATTCATTCTTTTTAGTTTTTTGTAAATATTATAGGGTTGCCAAAGTATGCCTATTAAACCTCCATATACTGCAATAAAGCAACCTATAACAGGCCAAATAGGTATCCAACCTCCCCAGTATTCTTCTAAAACAGGACCAGGCATGTAAACAGCAAAGCATATAAACATTATAGTTCCCATAAATTTGCCTATACCTTGTTTATTGTTAAAATAGTGGTCTGTGAATACCCAATGTATGTAATTTTTTGGTGTTTTTTTATCTGTCATAATTTTTGAAATTGGTGGAGGTAGAGGGATTCGAACCCACGACTTCTGCCTTGCAAAGGCAGCGCTCTAGCCAGCTGAGCTATACCCCCAATTTGTTATAAATATTAGTACTCCCTAGGGGAATCGAACCCCTGTTTCCAGGATGAAAACCTGGCGTCCTAACCCCTAGACGAAGGGAGCATTATGTAAAGAACTTTGTTACCGGGGAAGGATTCGAACCTCCGTTGCCTGGACCAAAACCAGGGGTCCTGCCTCTAGACGACCCGGTATTACCTTAATAAATATTAATCTTCATAATAAATTGAAGAATTTTTATCATTTTCAAAACATTCTACTTTGACTACTTTGCATCTCCCTGCATCTGTTTTGGATAAAACTTCATTAAAATGTTCATAAACGATTCTTGCACAAGATTCAGCACCCATTTTATCTAAAAAGTGTACTTTAGCTAATCCCATTTGACCCATCTGTTCAAATATATCAGCATAAGGATCATCTTTTTGTATTAATGTGGTATGATCCCACATATGGTTCATCCATGATTTTAAACCATTGCCTTTAGGTGCATCTTTAAACCCACCATAATCTACAATCCAATTCATATCATCTAACCCACCATTTTCATCAAATGGAGTATTAGATTCAAACCATACTTTAAATTTTAAAGCATACCCATGTAATAATTGACAGTGTGAATGTTGTGCTTTCCATTGTCTTATTGCAACTGAATAGTTGTCAAATATTTTTGTTGATTGATACTTTGCCATATTATACTAATTCTTCTATTATTCCTACTACTTCGCTTAATACTAAAATTGCTGCTGCTATTCCTAAATTATAAGGTATAAAACAATATCCTATTATTCTCATACCAGATTTAATAAAACTTACTATTTGGTGTAATTTTGGATCAGGTAATTTTTGACCATCAACAAATACTTTACCTTTTACCGTTTTAGTTTTATTAGTTAAAACATCAATAATTTCTTCTTTAACTTCTTTTTTTGTTTTGCTTTTTGGTTTATACGCCATGACTTTCTAATATTTGTTCTACATGCTTTTTAGCTATCTTATATTCTACAGGACCTTTTTCATCCGCGTATTCTACAGGATCAGGTCTACCTAATTTAATAAATGCCTCTATTCTTTCTACTGATGAAGCTGATTTATAATCTGAATACCAATCTCCACCTCCTGTGTCAGACCAAGAATAAGGTATAAAAATAGGTTTGTATGATGTATTTGTTCTTTTATAAACTTGGTTAAAATCTACACCTAAACATTCACAACATGACTCTCCATCTTTTAAAATATCAAATTTATCTCCATCTAAATAAGGTGTATAATGTGATACTCTTGATGCTTCCCAATTACCTTCACAAAATGCTTTATAATCAGCATCTCTAAATTCTTGCCTACAATCAGGATAAATTGCATGATCGCCAGCATGAATGCCCATTGCTATTTTAACTGGTGATTTTGTTTCGTTTGCAATTGATAGTGCTACTGATTGTATAATTGAAGAAAATATTTTATTTCTGTTAGGTACTACTGTAGCTTTCATATTATCTTCTTCATAATGACCTTCAGGTACTTCATCTCCCCCTGTTACTAGGGCTGAGTTAAGTAATTGAGATAGACCATCTAATTTAATAGTTTGATATGTAATTTTTTCAAATCTATCTGCCTTACTATTTAGATAATTAACTAATTGTTGTGCTCTTTCTAATTCAATGCTATGTTTTTGACCATAGTCAAAACTAAGAGCTGTTACTTTATAACCATTTGCTAATAGGTGAAGTAATAATGTACTACTATCCATTCCACCACTTAAACTTAATACTGCTTGTTTCATTTATTTTTTATTTTTTAATTTGCCTGGTATTTTAAACGTATAGGCTAACGTTATTTTGGTAAAAATTCTTTAAACTTTTGAATATTATATATTGCTGTTTCCCAATATTCATCTTTTCCTTCAAATTTATCTACTTTTGTAGATACTTTATTATCTAACCCCCAATCTTTATATTGTATTCCTGATAAACCATGAATAACTGGATTAGATGTATCTATTGTTTCTATAAAAGGCATATTTTTATACCAACTAAATTCTTGGGGTACATTACAACCTAGTAAATGAATTCTGTCTGATTTTTTAATTAAATCATCTTCATAAAATTCTTTTATAACATTATATCTACCACAAGCTTTAGTTAAATATGTGTTGTTTTTAATAGGTGTGGTTTTTAATCCTTCATCATAATACCAATCAGCACCGTAACTAAATGCAATTTTTTGATAACCTTGAGTTTTTAATATTCTATAACATTGCCTTGCTTCATTTATATTAGTAGCTTGTACTACTGCTACAGGTGTTGTTTCTTTAGGATATATTTTATTAATCCATTCTTTAGCTGATACTAATGTAGCTGTTTTATCTTGCCAGTAATCAGGTACTATAAATTCATCTGGTTTAAAATAATGTAACCAGTGTGCTAAACGTTCTTTATTATATGGTTCTCCTAATTCATGTAATGAATTGTCCATAATAATATAACGTTGCATTTCTTTTGAGTCTATAAAATATTGTTTATACTCTTCACTTTCATCTAATAAATGGGGTAAACAATAATCATAATCAATTAATCCCCTAACTTCTTTCATATATGGGATTGGTGCTTCGTGTGATACTTTCATATAATTTTTCTTGGTCTTCCTCTTGTTTCTAATCGTTTTTGTCTTTTACCATATTGGTTTTCACAATAATGATACAACTCTTCTAACGTACCCCCAAATTCTTCAATTTCTTTTTTTATTTGAGTACGTGATATTCTAAATGTAAGTTGAAAATCTTTTTCTATTTGTAATAATTTATCTTTTTCATCCTTTTCAAAATCATCCCATAAACGTTTTCTTCGAGCCCCATTCATAGCATTTTTTTCATTAAATAAAGCATAATCAGGATAACATTTATTATATAATTCATCTATTTCCATTTCAGCATACTTTGCTTGCCAATAAAAATGAGAAAAATCATAATCACCGTTTTGGATTTTTCGTAATAAATCTGAGTATTTGTGTAATGGTTTATTTGGGGAATCAAATCTTCTCCACCACCTAAATTGATTATAATTGATTGGTTGTAACTGGGAAATTTTTTCTAAAACTGTTTCTTTATCTACGTTGTAAATATAATGTTTAACCATACTTGAATATACGAACTTTTATTTATAAAACCAAATCTTTATGCATAAACTTTATCAAAATGTTTAGTAACCCAACCATACTTTTCAATACTATCTTGATAAAAATCATCATCACCATAAATGAAATAAGCATCTGCTTGATCTAACCATCTTAATGCTGTTTTCTTATCACAACCTAAAGACATAACGTCTTTAATTGCTTTTTCTTCCATTTGTCTCTCATACTCAGCTTCTTTCTCAGCCTCTTCAGACAAATCATTAACAAAATCCGCTAATTCTTGAAACGGCCATGCTTCAAAATTATAACCTCTTGGTCTACAACCATAAACGTCCTTATATAGATCTGAGATCCACATTAAACATTCATTCTTTTCTTCTTGATTTTTAATACTAAACTTATTCATAACCTTTATTTATTTATGACATAAATATACGAACCCTATCTCAGGTAGCCAAATATTTACGCGGGAGTCTTAATAAGTAATTGTATTATCTTCGTCTCTTAGTTTTTTAATTTGGGCCTGAAGATTGGATATTGCTATTGAAGATTTTTTTCCTACAGTATCTTGACTATTAATTTTTGCTATTTGTTTTTCTAAATCTTTAATTTGAGATTGGTTTTTAGAAGGTGGTGGAATTGGTTTTTCTTTTATTTGTTCTACTTCATTTTTTATAACCTCACTAACTTCTTCTTTAGTATAAGGGGTATCAGGAACTAAATCATCTATATCATAAGGAGTATTAAATTCTTTACCTTCAGGAACAGAACATTCTACTTCTATATCTTTTGATTTATCTATTTCAACTACTTCACCATATAAGTTTTCTTTTGTAGGTTTTCTTAATCTAGCAAATGCAAAATTAGCAGCTATAACTAATGCTATTGCTAAAGGATCAAATACAAATATTATAACTAAAAGTAAATAATTTATAATTTTATCCATAGATAAACCTGTTAGGCCTGATAGATATTTAAGGGGGCCTAATTCACTAGTAGATCCTTCCTCTATTCGAGTTTCTACTATTTCTGTTTCAAAATTAAATATTTTTTCATTTAATTCATCTACTTTAGCATTTACCTCAGTTTGTCTTTCTATAGCTTGGTCTAATTGTTTAGTTAATGTTTTACGTGTTGAAGATGAAGTTGATGTAATTATTTGACCTGTTTCCTTATCTTTCCATTGAACTTTATTATTAGATAAACCTTTCCTAAGTTCAGCTACTGCTTCATTTATAGATGTTTTTTCTTCAGTATAAACTTCTAATTGTTCTTTAACATTATCTCTTTTAGTTTCTATTAATACTATGCGAGCTTCAATGTTGCCTTCTTTATTTGCTGTGTCTTGGTAAGCAGCAGATAAAAATCCATATATGCCCATTGAAGTAATTAATATTAATACAATACATGCAATAGATAAATAAGCTTTAAGTAAAAATGGTAAAGTTTTCCTGTATTGATAAAGTAAAGATGCTATTACTAATTTAGCTACCTCTAGTGAGGCTGCCATTATAATAACAGCAAAAGCTGCTCCTGCAAATAATTTTGATAAACCACTAATTGAATAAAAAGCAGCAGAAGCAGAAACTGATAGCGCAGAAAGGGCTATCAAAAAAGGAAATATCCTCTCTTGAATTTTTTTAAACATATTAAATTAAATTATATCTTTGGATTCTAATAAAGTATACGAAAAGGAGTTACCCCATATATCTTTTGCCTTATTACATATATCCATAAATTCATTAAAATCTTCTACTTTTTTAAATACTTGACACCCTGCAGACCATTTGTTTACATAATATGATTCAGTATAAGGATTAGATCTATGAATGTTAATTCCAAAAATCCCTTCCATTATAGTACCTTCATCAAGATCATAAACATCATCCTTATCATTATCCCTATAAACTTTTACAGGTTTTTGTTGACGTAAAGCTTCATATTTAAAATGGTTCCCAACTTTATGAGAACCTCTATATTGTCCTGGTACTAATATAGCACACCCATTTTTATTCATAGGGTGCTCCATCCAATATTGTCCTGGATCTGTTGTTGCTTGCCAACAATGGAATTTCCATTCTCCATCTACTTTGTAAGAAATAGTTAAACAATCATCAAAATGGTTTGTTACCTGTCCTTCAGTTTCAGAATTTCTAACCCCTACAATGTTTACATCATATCCTTTATCATTAGAATCTTTAAACCATTTATATCCTTTAGCTTTAACTGTAGATTCAATTTGTTCTCTTGTATAACAATTTTTCATTAGTTTTTATTTTTTTCCAAATATTTTACCTGCTTCTGATATTCCAAAGCTACCTAGAGTTACTATTAAGAATGAATTGTAAATAAATTCTTGGACTTCTAAATCATGCCCAAAAAACCCAGATATAATATCTACAAGCATAGTTATTACCATTATTGCAAATGAAATAAATCCAATTACATTTTTTTCATCGATATCGTTTTCATCTTTGAAAATGTCTATAAATGCCATAATTTTTTGTTTTATATAAGTTATTATTTTCATGATAAAACTATTTTGGCAAAACGTGTTTATTATAAATATTCAAAGATTCACTATCCATCACAAGATATGCAATCCGCAACTCTTGAACCTAAATCCCCTTTAATTACTGAATCTGTTCTTAGGTAGTATAATGTTTTAATCCCAAGCTTCCAGGATTCCATGTGTACTTGATTTATCCAACGAGGGGAATCAGTAGGATCAAAACATAAATTTAAAGATTGTGTTTGATCTATATATTTTTGTCTAATTGCTGCTTGTTGAACTAAACCTAATTGATTAATTTCTGAAAATGTTAAAAATACTTCTTTATCTTCTTCAGATAATACCTCTGATGGGAGATTTTGTACTGAACCATTATCTGCTAAAATTTGATCCCAGATTTTTTCAGTATCATTTCCATTTTCTTTTAATCTTTTAACTAATTCTTTATTTTTAACAATAAAAGTTCCTTTTGCTCCATTAAAAGTGTAAATATTAGCAGGTTGAGGTTCGATTCCTGCTGAACAGCTATTAATTCTAGAATTAGATACTGTAGGTGCTATTGCTAGTAAATGAGTATTTCTCATTCCTGTGCCTTTACACCATAAAGGTTCTCCATATTCTTCTGCTAATTTACGAGAAGCTTCTTCTGCTTTTAATTTTATTTGAGAAAATATTGTATGAGTCCAAGCAGTAGAAGAAATTGAATTAAAGGGTAAATCTTTTTGTTGTAAAAATGTATGCCACCCCATTACACCTAAACCTAACGCCCTTCCTTTTTTAGCATGTCTGTAGGTACGTTTCATAGCTTCTTTACCTTCTGTTTTATCTATAAACTCTTGCATTACACCATCTAAAAAGTATATAGCAGTTTCTACAACATCAGTATTTTTCCATTCATCATACTTAGCTAGATTTAAAGAACTTAAACAACATATAAAACTATGTTCTTCATCTGTGTGTAATGTAATTTCAGAACAAATATTAGTCATTGATACATCTAAATTGTTCATTAGATAAGCCATTGGGTTATCTTTATTAACATTATCTTTAAACATTATATAGGGTTCTCCTGTTTCAACTCTAGCTTTTAAGATTTGTAACCATAAATCCATAGCTTCTTGATCCCTATCATTTAGCTTTCTCATAAAAGCATCATCTACAACTACACATTGATGTAAATTTAAACATTGTCTATTTGGATCACCTTTTGGTCTTCTAATTTGCAAAAATTCATTAATATCAGGGTGATTAATGTCTAAATTAACGCTAGCTGCTCCTCTTCGTACACTACCCTGATTAGTAGCTATTATAGTTGAATCATAAATTTTAGCCCATGGAACTATTCCTTCTGATTTGCCATTTCCCTTTATAGAAGCACCTCTTTCTCTAATCCTTGATAGAGAAATTCCAACACCTCCTCCTAAAGAAGTTAAACGCATTAACTCTGCATTTGTTAAACCTATACCTCTAATAGAATCAGGTGTATCAATTCCAAAACATGAAATTGGTAATCCTCTATCTGTTCCTGTATTTGATAAAACAGGTGAAGCTAAACCTATCCAACCATTCCAAATGTATTTAAAAAATTTACTTTCTAAATCTGGTCTATTTAATCTCATAGCTATAGCATGGGCTACTCTTCTATAAGCTTTTTTAGGTGTTTCACCTGGGAGTAAATAACCCTTTGAAATTGTAGATAAAGCTACCTCATCTAAAAACTCAGGGTAATCACGACCCTTTTCCCATTGTTTGTAATCTGCAACTAAATTATTATCCATATTTTAAAATATTGAAGATGTATCCCATTCGATATGTCCTTTACTATAATTTGTTACTCTATTTGCAAAGAAATCTGTGTGTTGTTTTCCTGCACTTAAAGCATCAAACCATTTCATTTCATTTACTGCTGTCATATCTACATCAGTTAAAATTGGTGGATATCCTAAGTCTCCTAATTTTGTGTTAACTCTATTTTTTATAAAGTTAGTTAAATTATATTTAGAACAACCCTCTAGATCACCAAGTTCATAAACTTTTTCTATAAAATCAAGTTCTAATTTTAATGATAATAAAGCTGCTTCATTAATTGCTGCTTCTAATTCTGGTGTTTTTAATTCTGGGTTTTCTCTTAATAAGGTTCTAAATAACCAACATCCTGCTTCTGAATGTAATGATTCGTCTCTAATACTCCATTCTACTATTTGTCCTACTCCTTTAAGTTTATTTCTCATTTTAAATGAAAGTAAAACAGCAAAAGAAGAAAATAAATTTACACCCTCTGTAAACGCAGAAAATATAGCTAATGATTTTGCCCTTTCATGCCAATTAATTTCTCCATTAAAACTATCTCTAATACTCATTAAATTTTCAATTTTAGCCATAGTAGTTTCATCTTCTAAAAACTCACTAAAATCATCTAACCCTAATTCTTCATTAAGTAAAGAATATGCCTCAGCATGTATTGTTTCAAATGCCCCAAATGTAGTAGCCATCATTATTATTTCAGGTTTTCGAAACCATTTTGTCACTAATCCTGACCAATAGTCATTTACTACTGTTTCAGTTTGTGCGAATCCTTTTAAGATGGATCCTATAATGTTTTTTTCTGTTTTTGATAGATTTTGTTTCCAATCATTTATATCTGACATCATTGGAACTTCTGTATGTAACCAATGTGCTTGTTGTTGTTTTAACCAATAGTCAGCTGCTGTCTGATATTCGAAAGGTTTATATACTATTCTTTCCTGAAGTAATCTTGAGTTTACCATAAAAAATAGGGGTTTTAAGGGTTAATATTAAAAAAATCATTCGTAACGGGTTGTTGTGCAACATACCCTTTATCATATCCGTTGAAATTTCCAGTTGAAAGAGATTCAGTTTGTAAATTGGATACTAGCTCGTCATCTTCATTATAATCATGTACTTCAAAATGACCTGTTGATGTATCTGCTTTTACTCCAAATGTTAAACCATCCATTCCATATCTGTTTTTCATTACGTGAAACCTTCCGGTGCCATTTATTTTATCCTTTGATTTTCTGGATAATGAGAGGCAAAAATCAGTTATCATTATTTTATCATAACTTCCTGCTGCTTTATCTCCTTCAATAACATCGTCTTTTGCACCTGCGCGATTTACTTGTGAAACTGACCAAATTGGTACTTTTAATTCTCTAGCAAGTCCTTTTGTGCTTGTATAAATATCATCTATTTCTCCCTTACGGTCTGTAGTTCGTTTTTTTGTTGAAAGAAGATCAACATAATCAATTAAGATTAAATCTGGTTTTATATCTAAATCTATACATTTTCTTATATGAGATTCTACTGTATGGATAGTAGCTTTACCTGTAGGAAATTCTTTAATAACTAATTTTCCTGGTAATTCTGGAATTATTTCTTGTACTTTATCTTTATTTTGCATTATATGATTCACAGGAATTTTAGTAAAGAAAGCATCATATCTTCTACCAATATAATCTTCTCCCAATTCTAATGTATAATGCAAAACATTATAACCCATTCTAACCGCATAACCTCCTAAAGCAATTAATGACCAAGATTTACCACCTCCAGGATTACCAAATATTAAACCAAAATCACCTTGACCTAATCCACCTTGTAATAGTTTGTTTATATCTTCCCAAGGAGTTGCAATTGGTACTCTGTTGTCTTTTCTATATCTGGTTTCAATATCTAAATTATATTCATGTCCTATATTTTTATCATTTCCAGCTTTTAAGGCATTTTCAACCATAAGTTTAATAGAATCATAATCTCCCGCTTTTAACAAATCTACTGAGGATAATAATGCTTTTTTAAGTTGTTGGTTTTTACAAAATGCTGAGAATTCTTCTTGAACATATTCTAAATCTTCATCTGAAGCTATGTATGCTTCTCTTAATTGTTCTTTAATTGATAATTGTAATACTTCGTTTTCTACTTTTTTTACTTCAACTTTAAGTATATCTAGTGAAGGAGTTGTATGGTATTTGTCATAATATTTTAAGATTTCCTTTATAATCCATTTATGAGCTTGATTATTAAAATCTTCTTCATTTAAAATATCATATATATTAGTTAAAAATTCTTTATGTGTTAATAAAGAAGATAAAACCTTTATTTGAAATTCTTTTCCGTACTCTTGAATACTTTTTAATGTCATATAACTAATTTTTCAAAATTTTCATTTAACCAATATTCTAAATTTCTAATCATCCCCCCTAATTTGTCTTCGTTGTATAACGCAATGAACTGTTCAGGAACATACGTTAAATTTTTGGATTTGACAACTTCATCTAAATATTTTTTATCATTTTCTCCAATCATTGGGTTTGATAAATCCATTACTTTATAATTTTTTTCTAAATCATCTACACCTTGTATAATACGAGCATATACAACATGGTCTTTAAATTTTTTCTCACATATTTCAAATATATCATCAAATGATAGTTTACGTTCTGTTAATTCAGGAAATTTTTTAAATATCCCTTTTTCACCCAACCCTTTAACTCCTTTAATTTTATCTGAATTATCCCCTAATAAAGTTTTATATAAAATAAAATTTTGAGCAGGCATATTATACTTTTCTTTCATAAAATCTTCAGTATAATATTTTTTTTCCATAGGTCTGTAGACTATAACATTTTTGTTTACTAATTGTAAAAAATCTTTATCACTGGATACTATGAATAATTTATCATCGGGGTGATTTGGCAATTTATTACACA